TTCAATGTAACCTTAATTTGGTCACCGTTGTTCTGAATTGGGTATGGACCATTTGTAAATCTTTCAGCGAACATTATGCTGCTGTAAAGAGTTAGGTTACCAGTTCCATCCAATGCAGGAGTTGTGGTGAATGTAGTTGTTGAAGGTGTACTGAATACAGTATATGTTTGCTCAGTAGTAGTTGTGTTTGAAGTACCACGTGCAATGTAAATAACATCGCCTGGTTGTAACTGGTGAGCAGAACCAGCAGTTGCTAATGTATAGTCAAGTGTGATACTTGGGTCAGTAGCACCCTGAATGTTATCAGTTAGAGCAACAGCAGCGTTTGCACTATCAACAAGATAGATGCGTCTTTGAGCACGATCAATACCACCAACAACTGTAGATCCTGGAACAGCAGTGTTACCACCTACAGTCATTCCGATAGTGATGTTGTCCATGATGGAGGCAACATTAGGAAGAGTGATATAGTCGTTACCGATAACTCCAATACACACGTTTGAAGCATCACCCTTTGTTAGAGTAGTAGCAGCAGCACCTGAAGCAGCATCAGCAACACCTTGAACAGCAAGAGGCATGTTATTTGCTCTTACGATGTAGTAACCATAAACATTACCAGCAGCACCAGAGAAGGTAAATGTCTGTTCAGGGTAAGTAGCAGTTGTTACAACGTTGGCAGTAGAGTCTTGGTTGATTTTCCACTGACCACCATTTAGGAGAATACCATACTGTCCAGTATAATCGTATCTTGCTTCTGTACGATTATTGATACATGTAGGATAGCCTGTGTTTACAGTCTGACCATACTGGTTAGTGTTACCATTCTGGTATGGTTCGTAGTACGCTGTCGCACTAGGTACGTCTGCTTCTGCAGGTGTCGTGTCACTAGTGTAAAGTTTAAGGACTAAATCCCTTGGTGCATTATCCTCTCTATCCAAAACAAAGTTGTTCTGGTTAACAAGATAACGTAGTGACTCCAATTCACCAATATTAGGTACTAACAGTGCCATTTAATTTGTCTCCAAAAATCGTTGTGTGTTGCTTGCTTAAGTTTATTTATAAAATAAATCTCCCTCTGATATTTATCAAAGGAAAACTTTCAGTGATAACGTGAATCTACGGATGTTATTTACTTGGTCAACCCTGAATCTGAGCATATCTCCAGCGATGAGATCAATGTCCCATGCAGAGAGGTTATCACTGAAAGCTTTCAGGTTACCACTGATCTGTGGTTTCGCACTTCCACATATAGTTTGGAAGTTGGGATAATCATTAAACGTACATTTCTGTACATCTAATATTAGAATACCCACTGCATCAGCAGTTAATGTCCAAGACTGTATTTTTCCAGTAACATCAATACCCAATTCACCTTTAGGTCCGTTGTTCATATCAACAGAACCACTACTATAAACCATATTAACAGTTCTAGTAAGATCTGCAGTTGTAGATGTAGCAATAACAAATGCAGGATCACCAAGGTCAGGTGCAGTAGCAAATGTAATTTGACTACCAGTAACAGAAAAATCTATTCCTGGATGTTGTATCTGACCATTGATTGATACAATTAATTGTGCATCATTCGTAGGAGTATATGGATCACCATTCTCAGTTAAATCGAATGTAGTTGTTACTCCATTAAACCCAGTGTTGATAGAATCTAGAACAACATTATTGTTCTGTAGATACTTCGCTGGAATATCATAAGTAACCCCTACAGCATATTTTTTCTGAGCTTCAGAAACTACGCTATAGTTCTGGTTTTGTACTGATACATTATAGGTAGGCATCAGGAAACTCCAGGTGTTACTTCAAGTATTCCTTCAATAACTCTTGACTTAGTACCCGAAGGTGCGGTCAGGAGAATATCATAAACATATCTTCTAGCAGTTAGACTTGCTGTTGCAGCGTTGTCTAAACTAATTTTTAACTGTCCATTATATCTATCTGGAAAGTCAACCACAAAGTCACTAGATGTACTAGAAGTATAACTCTTCTTAATCTTGGCCACAGCAGTGTAACCAGTTAAATTTAATGGGGTGGTGTTTGCTTCATTCTGAATATTGAAGGTTGCTGCAAAGTCAGTTCCTTTCTCACATATTAGATTTATCGGTATAGCAGCCATCTGACAAATAAAGAACCCCTCACTATTTAGCAAGGGGTTACTTTGTTATTCTAACCTTCTACAACTGGAGGTGCTACAGGCGGTGCTTCTTCACCTTCTGTTGCTGGTGGTTCACCTTCTGGAACAGGTGTTTCTCCTGTTAATATACCAATTGTTTCTAAACCGCCCTCTAGTTTTGTACGGTACTCTCTTAAGCGGATAAGTTCTGCTTCTGCTTTTGAAATTTTAGCATTAGCATCTGCTAATTGCTTTGTGAACTCTTCCCTGAGATTCGCAGCTTCCATTGTCATGTGTGTGTAATGATCGATCTTACATATTTATTATAGCACAGAAACCTATCTTTGCATACCACGTATCATGGATTTCAAAACTTCTATCTCTGCTTTAAGTTCATCTATCTCTCTATCAGTCCTACCAGACTTAACACGTGCTGCTCTTACTGCTTCAAATGCCTTGGTATCACTATTAATTATAGCACCTGTGTTGGAGTCTCTATAAAGACTATCCTCACCTTCTACCTGTATATTCATTAGAAGGATGCTACTGCTCTTAGGTCTTGTAACTTAGGTACGTATGATGGGTTATCCGAATTCATAACAACCTTAACTGCGAATGAGGTAAACTCAGGTAAGTTAGTAACACTAAATGGTATTTCCTGATATGAACCTTGCTTCTCAAAGAGACCAGATATTTCATTCTCTGCTGAAGCAGTTAAGTCTATATCAGACTTACCATCTGTGTTAAAGAATGTCCATTCGATATCATCAAAATTAGTCTCACTAGACTCTTCTTTAAACTTATAAAGAACCTTAACATCAGATGTATTTCTTATGTTAGCAGTAAGTTTAACATCAATAGATGTACCTGGATTATCTAAAGAGATTTCCTTAGTAACATACTTAGCAATACCAGAGGTATTCTTAGATGAATCTTCTGTTACATATCCTATACCTGTCTGATAAGACATCTTATTAACTTCCCACCAGTCCTTAGTATTTGCTGGTTGACCTACGTATTGTAAGTAATCTCCAGATCTAAAGATATCTGCTGTTTGAGTAGCAATATCTGCACTTCTATTGAAAGCACTTCCACCAGTTACTTTTGAAGTAAAGTCATCATTGATAGGTTGTTTGTTATTAAATACAACCAACTGTCTACTATTAACATCCCAATCTATAATAGTTCCACCAATCTTCTCTGCATACAATTCATCATTATCAACATTTGCATCTTCGTTAATATTATAACCATTAACTACAGTATTAAGTGAGAATGAAGGAACCTCTTCAGTAGGACCAGAATCACTGATCGTAACTGTTTTACCTACTAGATTACCACCAGCTGCAGATTGTGTTTGGAATGTTAATGTTTCACCAGCTTTAAACTGTCCAGTGTTCTTGAGTTTAACAACAATAGATGTGAAATCTGATGCACATGAAAGAACTACTCCACTACCACCTTGTAATCCGACAACCTCAGATGTTGCTGCTACTGTTGTAGAATCAATATTCTGACCAGTTGTAATCTCTATTCTATTATCAGATCCATCAACATTACCTGCAATGGTTAAAGTATAAACCTTATAAAGTTCTAAGATCTGATTTTGTCTACCATACCTAGACTCAGTTCCATTAGGATTCTCAATTCTATTAGATATAGTCTTAACAGTGCTAGTTCTTAAATCTACTACTGGACTCAAATGAGACACAGTAGATGATAGATCTAACTTATAAACCAATGATTGAGAAAGAGAGTTCTTCAACTCATTAATTCTAGAAGCTACGACTTTCTGATTGATAAAGTAATGTTCTTGACCTATAAATGTTTTCTCATAATCAGATTGAGAATATGAGTTGTAATTAACAGGACCATTATCTACTGGGATAATATTGGTTGTTTTAACAGTAGAGTCAATCTTTGTTTCTGGGAATGAAAGATAACCTATATCAGCATATAGTTTTTCATACTTCTTGTTAACTGAAATCATTCCAGTAGATCCACCAGCAATGATATTAGAACTTGCTTGTGTTGGAGAGACAATATTGAAAGTGTCTACACCACTGTTAACGACTTTATATAAGTTTGTATTTAAGTTAGCAGCACTTATACCACCAGTTGATTCCAATCCTTTAAAGAAGACGTAGGAGTTACCACCATCTTCAAATCCATGATCTCTATGAGTTACTTCAACATAGTTATTATTACCTCTGAATTTCTTCAATGTAGCACTACTACCAGACTCAGCACTTGTACGAACTGATCCAGGATACATTGATTCATAACCAAGATTTTCATTTGTTAATAGTAAACTACCTGATCTAGATGTATTAAACTCTGCTCTATGAAGCTCAAACTTAATATCTTCTCTGAGATCTTCATTCCAACTATCTACGTTTTGAGATCTGTATACAGAACCCAATCCTGGTTGAGATGTTACAGTACCAGATCCTGCAGCAGCACCTATTTCAGAACCCCATATCTCATAATCAACAGAATCTGTTTCAACAACAAAAGCATATTCAGTATCATTCTGTAAGTATACAGGATGATTAAACTCGAAATAAGTACCAACACTACCAGCAACATCAGTTGTTAAGTTGGTTGCTACACCCATTCTAACGCCTGGTGTATCGTTTGATATTATTGCTTGTACTGATCCACCAGAATTACTCGTACCTGTACCAGCAATAACAATTGAAGGAGGACTTGTATATCCAGCACCAGATATAGAAACTTCAGAACTGAATAGTTTACCATCAGATAATCCTAATGAACCTGTTGCAGTAGTACCACCAGGTAACTGAGGACTCTCTATAGTCATCGTTGCTGTATCATATCCAACACCAGCATCAATAACTTTCAAATCAATTACTCTACCTGAATCTTTAGCAATAGTAACAGTGATGTTAGTATTGTTGGTATTGTTAGCAAGAGTTACTGAAGGAAGAGTTATAGTCTCTGCTGGACTGAATGAAGTTCCATTATTGTTGGAAAGTACAAGAGTATAAACCTGATCAGGAGCAACAGGTATCCTATCAGCATTTCCAGGTAAAACTTCAATACCAGTCTTATCAAATACTTTATAAACAGGACCAGATGCACCAGACTGAACACCAGATGCTATTTCTCCAATCTCAATAGTAGTCTCTTGAGACACATATATCTTAAGGAATGTTTCTGGTGAGATAGTCTTCTCTGTACCAGGAACAATATACTTACCTGGCTTACCACTTACAGTATTGGTTAGGTATGTTCTAACTGGTATAGAAGATGCTTTCTTATTAAAGTAAAGAGTTAATCCAGTAACGAAACATCCACCATCAAGATTTTCAACCTTAAATGTTTGAGCAAGAGGATTAGGTCTCTTCTCATTAGCAGCATCAACAATTTGCTTACCTTCATTAGACTTAAGGAATGCAGGTAATGTTGAAACAATACCAGTAGGATTAGAAGGTAATATACCTGTTGGGTAGTATTTAACTTCAGTGTATGTTTCTACATTGTCTTTATTACTATCAGTAGAACTCGAAGTAAATCTAATTGTTTTTTCACCTGTCGTGAATTGTAATTGTTCAGAACTGGTATCATAACTTGTGTTATAGAGATAGTTGTTCCAAGTACTTCCTTGTGTTGGAGCATAACCATTAGGTATTATAATAAGACCACTAGCATTACCACTACTATCAGTAACAATAGAGGATCCAAATGTTGATAGTGAGTTTGAAGGTGATCCTGTAAATCTTAGATCAGGATTAACCCATCTACTAATATCTCTACCTTCCATAAATGGATAGATTCTAGTATTAGGTTTTAATCTACGAACAGTAAATTTAACTGCTCTTGACTTAGCAAATTGCTGTAATGAAGTAGCAACAGCAGTCTCACCAATAACCTTAGTTTGAATACCTTTACCAGTTTCATTATTCTGTGGACTGATATTAGAAGAACTTCCTACATTAGCAATAGTAACAGTAGATTCTACTTGATCAGAGTTGATATCAGAAAGAGGTCCGATATTAAAGAAGTTCTGATTAGATCCAATCCAGTTAACTGTATAAGAATTATACAAACTAGCATATGCATCACGTACATTATCCTTAGCAAGGAATATAGTATAAAGTGAAGTATTGTTATCAGATACTAAAGGAGCATCTGTATTTTCATACCAAGTATCAACAGGAGCATCTAAAGACGCATCCCCAACATACTGAATAACCACAAATGGATTTGGATTAATAGTTTTAGTAGCAAATGGGTTGCTAAGTAAGTTTAAAGATGTGTATGGAAGAGTAATTAGATCACCAGACTTCTGGTATCCAGCAACTACTCTTTCATCTTCCTTTGTATTAACTTCTACTAACCTAAGTGAATCTTCTCTTGACTGAGCTCTCAATACAGATTGCTTAGTATCAATAGAGCAATTATAGTCAATAGATTTAAGGTTACCAATCTTATGAGTCTCGAAGTTATCTACAACAAATCCACTCTTAAACCTTTCAAGTCCAACATCATCCTTGATCTGCATATTCAATGCTTGCTGTTCAAGGACACTAAGAAGTGTATAGTATTCTAATCTTTCAACACGCTTCTCTAACTTGCCGATATCACGCATTGTATAACGCTTGTTATCAACAGGTATTACTCTTACATCAGAAGCATCTGTTGTATAAGCAGGGATGTACAAATAAGATAATGCAATAGCATCATCAACTGCTTCAGGTCTTGATGGGTTTAATGAGGAATTACCTTCCTTAACTACAAATTGACCCTTCTTGGTTAGGAATATACCATCTATACGATCTAGATATTGTTTCTGATAGAATGAAACTGTATATCCTAAATTTGTATCAGATGCTGGACAACTTGATACCACACCACCATCTCCATCAAAATTATTGAATGCAGAATTTTTAAAGATAGATTCATCACCAAATCCAGTGATAGTAGCATTGTTATCTACTTTTGGACGGAAATCAATTACATCTCTTAATTGTGTTACACCATATACAGAAGAGTTGAATGATGGAATCTCCATAGTAGAAACTCCAGCTTCATGTAGATAGGAATCTACAGTACAGAAATCACCTTGTGAGTGATCGAAGTAATCAAATGATACTAGAATCTGACCAGTAGGTAGATCAAAACCAGGTTTAATAACAATACGAGATACATCATATAAAGTATCACGTTGACCATCATCAAATGTGAATCTATTAGTTACATCAGTACCACTAATTAAATTACCAGCACTATCAATTGTTGGTGCAGCAGTAGAAGATCCTTCATATATCCAATTAACTTTTAGTACATCAGAATATGAAATTGTCTTAATCTCTGATGATTGCTGATCCTGACCTCTTAGAGGAATAATATTATCCCTATTTGGATTGATAACTATTCTCTTATCTCTAATAATAGTCTTCAATCTTGGTCTTGCTTTAGTTAACTCTAGAGTAGCAGTCAACTTAAGTTTAGGATAGTTACCATTACTTACAGTTCCAAAGTAATTTTCAGGCAGTGTGATACTAACACTACCAGCAGTTAAACCAGTAGAAGCATCAACTGAACTTACAACTTCAACAACATCAGATGGAATATAAACAATATCACCTGTCTCACATTGAGTACCACTGCCCTTATCATGAACAGTAAGTATAAAGTTCTTTTCAGTGAATGGAACAAACTTTTGAGTACCATACTCTAGGTTTGCTTTGAAAGTAAGCTTACCACCTGAAGTAGAAGTATCTAAAATAAAGTCTCTTCTGGAATTGAATACAATAGCAGTATCATCAGTTCCCTTCACAAGTGAAGCAACCTGTTTTGATCCTGTTGGGAATACCAATGAAGATTTAGAAGCATTATCAATCTTTGGTCTTACTCGTAGTACAGTTGTACTAGTTACAGTAGAAGGAAGTAAAGAATCTAAGTATATCCTTGATTTTTTAGTACCTTCTGGTTTTGTAGCCTGTTGAACAATTGCCTTAACAAGGAAGTTGTTTGCATCAGAGAATTGTACTAAATCTCCTTGTACCAAAGACTTAGATGCATCTCCACCAAATCCAGTACATTCAACATAGTCTGTACCAACAGTACCACTAAATGTAAAGTCTGTAACATTTGTACTTGTTACATATGATTCTCTTGATAGTTCTACATCAGAAGTAAAGAGATTAGGTGCTACACCACCTTCAGGTGCTACACCAAATCTACCCCACATAGACTTAACATTTTGTGGTGTAAATGTCTGAATAACATTTTTGAATAGAACTGCACGTGCTTGTGCAACTGTAGTTGGAGTACCAGTTGATGTAATTACAACTGCTGGTGGTTGTGAATATGTACCAGATACTAAATTTCTATCCTCAATTGTAATTTTATAAATTCCCTGATCTTGTAAAGCAGGTGTAATTACAGAAGGATCATATATCACACCACCAACCTGAACTGTAGTTATTCCACCATAAGCAGCACCTCTGTTTGAAACAACAAAGTGTGATATAGTATTCTCTCTAGCAATTCTTAGAGCTTTACCAGCTTCATCAAAGATAGTCTCACCTTCTTGGAATGTTCCAGAAAGAACCTTAACATAAAGTCTATTACCACTAGAAAGTTTTCCAGCAGCAGATCCTTCGATTACTGCATATGCTTTACTTGTAGCACCAGTAATATACTTACCAGATTCAAACGAACCATCTGGAATATCAGTATCAAGTTGAATCTTTGTTAAGAATGTTGGATTGAAATACGACATCTTAAAGGTCGTATTGTATGCAGAAGTAGATCCAATTCTACCTTTTGAAATAATTCTATCCGCATCTTCATTAAAACCAATTCCTCTCTCTTGTAAAGAGAAGTTCTTTGGTTTAAGAAGACCGACTGTAGGAACAATAGTTTCAGTATAAGAAACCACAGTTGACCATAATCCTTCAGGGTTTGCTGCTATTGCATTCTCTGCATTTGTCTTAGCACTCTTACCTGCAGTTGCCCTAAACAATCTAGTAGATTTCTTTACTCCTGATACACCAATACCATCATTATCATCATATTCTTTTAATGAATCAACAACATCTCTTCTACCAAGAACAGTTATCTCAAGATATTTTGGTGTTCCTAGGTAAGAAGTTGGGAAGTTAGCAGAAGATCCATCAAACTTAGAGTATGATAGTACAGTTAATTCCTCTGCATCATTACCACCTGACGATGAAGTTCTAACAGCAAGAGTACCATACTTAGTCTCCCAGTCAGAATTAACAACACTAGCCCAACCATTTGGATCTGCTTCAACACAATTAACAATTAATGTTTTAATTGCTTGGTCTGAAGTGAATACTTCTGTTCTTCTAGAACGTGTTTGCTTATGTGAATCTACTTCACCATTTGCTCCTAGACCATCAGTAGCAGGCTCTGTATTATTTTGACCTAATGATCCATCACCAAATACAGCATTCAAATATAGTGTTGGGTATGAAGATAAATCAGCACCAAATGCATTTAAGGGAATAGTATTATAGGTATTGGTCAAGTAGAAACTACTTAATCCAGAATGCTTTAGAGTAATGTTATCTCTTACAAGAGTATCTCTAGACTTGTTAATAGGAACATAACTACTCTCTTTATTAACAATCTCAAATCCCTTGACATATGCTTTACCAGCACCAATAGTAGCAATAAGTTTCTTTGATGCTTCTACTTCTGTTAAATCATTTACTAATCCAGTAGATGAATTCTTAGCGTAAATACCTCTATTACCATTTCTCTGATAATATTCACGAATATCAGTACCAAAATCTTCTACAACATAATCACCAGACTCGTCATATGTTCTTCTTGCTAGAGTCTCTTCAATAATATTATAATCTGCCTGTACAATCTTTCTTAGTACAGCACCCTTCTTAACACTAAGAAGTTGTATGAAATTACTATCTGTAGATGCATCTAGATCATACTTGATTAGTCCTAATGATATTGATAAACGATGAGCACCAGGAGCACTGAAGTTTGCAAATCCTCTTGCTTGATCATAGAGTGTTGAATCCTCTTCAGGAGTGATTAAAGACTCTGTGATTTTAAATCCAACTTTAGCGGATGGAATATCAATATAAGGTTCTAGAATAAGAAGCTCAGACTGATTCCTTACAAAATGTCCATTAATGAAATAAATTCCTTCTTCTACTTGTACAGCAGAAGCAAAACCCATTGCATCGCTTGTGTAGGAGGTCTCTACAGAAGTATCTGGGTCTTTTAACGTAACAGTAGTTGGAAGTACGCTACCGTCCGTTCCAACGACCAATAAAGGTGTGTTAACACCATCTACAACCTCTAGAGTTTCCCCTTGTCTAAAAGTTGCTTCATTGCTTGCATTTCCACTGCTTGTGTAGTTTACATAAACAGTATCAGATGATGTAGTAGTTGCATAACGAGTCGCAACAACAGAACCTGTAACGCCAGAAGTGATGCCTTTTAAAGTCTGACCTTTCAGTAATGCTATATCATACTTTTTAAATACAATATTATCCCCTTCCGTTACAGCAACTTCTGTAACAGATGATAGTTTCACATAGTCTAATCTATTGTTCAGTCCAACTTCACCAGGGATGACTAAATCACCCTGTTTGAATTTATTACGTCCTATAGATTCAATCTGATTCTGAAGAACAGATTGTAACTGTGTTAATTCTCTGGCTTGTATCGAGTATCCAGGGCGAAAAAGAATTCGATAAAAATTCTTAGACGCATCATAGTCGTCATAATATGGTGATACGTTTAGGTTCGTCTTTTGTGGCATCGTAAACCAATATTATCATGGGAAATTTAGAATTCAATTACTAGCTTGATGTCCTCTATTTGGTCAGCAGCTCTAGTAATCAGTCTCCTGTTCTCTATGTATACGAGTTCCCCAGAGTTAGATTTGATCTCAGGATTCGCCAAACCGCTTGCAAATGTTACACCTTCAAGGGTTGAAGCATATGATGTATTAACATTAACAGATACGGATGTACCACCATCTGTGATAGCTTGAGCAGCATCAGAAGCAAATGCTCTTACAATACCATTATCGGTATGTGCTGTAGGTGATTGGAAATACTTAAGAACACCAGTTGTAGTGCTTGAATCGTCTAGTTTCCATGAAACAACGGTTCCCTTAGCAGTTCCACCAGTTACAGTCTGTGTAATCTGATTATCTTTTCCGAAAGAAGAACTAGTAAGACCAGTTCCAGTAACTCTTACAGCATAGACACCAGAAAGTGTGTTTGCAGTAGCATAGTTAGATGATCCAAATTGTAGTGGATCCTTAATAAGTCCGATTCTACGGAAGTCATTATCAACTGGGAAGTCTCCAGATCCTTCTGCATAAGTCAAACGGACGTTGACCATAACACGCTTACCGTTAAGCTCTTGTGAAAGATCAGCACCATGTCCACCAGCAGGAGGAATGATAACTTCAAGAGAACCACGAGCAGATCCAGCAATAGTCTCAGATGTACCTAGAGTATCATCAGAGAATAGACCATAAGCATCTCCACCAGCACCAGTACCTGTACCAGTTACCAATGAAACTGTACCGTAAGTATATCCTGTACCAGCAGCTTGTATAACAGCAGAGGTGATTGCACCAGTACCATCTGTCTCAATCTTAACCTTACCACCAGTTCCATCTCCTAAGATAGGAGCATAAAGTGATGAAGCACCAGTCTTGTTAGCAGGTAGTCCACTACCAGCACTTGAAATAAGTACAGTATCAATAGCACCATCAACAGCAGCAGTACCAGCATATGTGCCGATAGGCATGAAGTCACTGGATAAGAAATCCATGACCTGTTGAGTAGTCATTGTATAGAGATACTTCCAACGATAACCATCGTTAGGTCCTGTGTATACTCCACTAACATAGTTGTTTGCAGTAGTAGGCATATCAGATGCGTTAGCACCACCAGAAACTGTATCTTCCTTATTGTAAATGCACTTGAATACTTCGTAGTTGCTATTCATTACATAGAACTTAGCAGCACTAAGTGTAGATGCTCCTGTAGCAGCAGACTTAGCAGTACCACCTGAAGCAGGTGCAGCACTGTAGTCAGGCTTGTACATGTCGAACTTAGGGTTGGTAACTGTATTCCAGTTATAGCGTGGAACTACAGAAACAACATTAGATGACTCTACCCTTTTTGCAGCAATCAGTTCTTCATAGATTTTGAACTTCTCTGTCTGGTTGTCCAGTGGAGCTGGTGCATTCGTTTCATCGGCAATACGATACACACCACCTACAGCCTCAGCACCAGTGTCGGCAGCACTAGCATATCCTTTAATTACATTACCAGCAGTCGGAGTACCAGCAGCAGGGCTTGGACTATGAACTAATAGTGAACCAGGATTGACCTTACGCACAGTTGCCTTCCATGTCGTAGATCCATATGCAGTAGCACCAGCAGCACCAGCATCGTACACCTCATCTCCCACAGCAAATGCAGTAGCATTAGGATTATAGATCTCTAAATATGAGTCCCATTGATCTGAACGACCAACAAAGAAGTACATACGAGATCGATCTGCACTGGTGTCATTAGCACCTTCAGTGAGTGATTCTAGAAATTGATTAGCATTAAAGATGCGAAACTTTTCTGATATGATTGCCGACATAATTGAAAATTGGGTAGTTTTGTACTACAGGTTATCCGAGTTATTTATATTTATACTTGTCTAACTAGCGTTCCTGCGGAGATTGTTGCTGGAGCAACAGAAGCAACACCTCTTTCTGACGTGCTGTTTGTTATAACATCACCAATAGTTAGGGTAGCACTAATAGTACCACCAGTAACTGTAACCACATTTCCTGTGTTATAATCTAATCCACCAGTGTATACTGTGACGTTAGTCAAAGCACCACTTACTGCTGTATAACTCACTTGGAATCCAGATCCATCACCACCAGTACAAGTAGCAGTTCCTGAATTAGGATACCCTGTACCAGTAGTTGCAATAGACAAATTAGTGTCTAATACTGCACCATTATATTTGATAACGAAACGATCAGACAACTTAGACGAATAATCTATGTAGTATTCGCCAACTTGTATATTACCAGAAGAATCGAACGATGCGGTATTTGGAACATACACATATGCATCACCCCAAGAAAGATCAACATCAAGAAGATCTGCCTTCTTAACATCCACAGCACTTGTTATAGTCATAGCAGGTGTTGTGGTTGGTGCTGTAGTTACAGCAACTTCTCTGCTTGAAGATGCTTGTGCAAACGCTTTAAGTTGTTTAACGGTATTACCAGGAGTTGATAATATAGAAACTATATTATTGGAAACGCTACTCTCTTTTGGTTTAAGGATAATCTCAGGTGAGATATCAGGAGCAGATACATTCCTCAAGAGTTGCTGAGTTACTTCAAGTTGTTTAACTTGAGATGAGACAGGAGCAACACTATGAGTAAACTCATAAGCTAACTGTGTTGCTTCTCCAATAGATGATGCAGTAGTTAGAGAATTAGTACCAGTAATAAGATTTTCAAGGTGCTTGATGTACTTAGTATCAAACTGTCTATGCTTCTTGATAATTTTGTATGAACGAGAAACATTTACAATTGGGACAGCAGTATATCCACTACCACCAGCATCAAGAATAACATCAATAACTTCACCACCATCTACAATAACATGTGCCTTAGCACCACCACCAGCACTATTGGATGATTCAAATATGAGTTGTGGTGGTGTATCATATTGATATGCATCAGGATTCTTAGAAAGATCTCTCTTATTCCATGTTAAAGAAGTAACAACATCCCCAGTCAATACTGCTTTTACATCTAATCCTTCTCCTCTTGAGAGACCATTGTAATTACTTACTGTGACACTTCCAACACTGTCACTAGACGCTTGTGTATCTGGAACAAAATTCAATGGATTAATTCTACTAGGAACCTTCTTAACAGTTCTATATTCGTTCTCTCCATCAATTAAAATTTTATCTCCAGGCTCTACGTTGGTCATATTTGGACGGTCAGTAGCATATAACCATCCAGCAGTATCTTTCTTCATAACTCTCTGACCATCTTCTGTAGCATATGTTACAGTATTAGTAGCAGTAGATAAGTCTACTTCAATATAAGAAGCATTTATAAAGTCAGTGTTAGCAGCGATTCTTAGTGGTTTGTTAAAATCTATGGTAGGGTTTTGAGCAGACATAATAAATTCCCAACCACCTGACACCAAACCATGACCCCTAAGCATACCAACAGTGTGATATTCATCAGGAGTAGGATATGTGTTATCAGTAAACTGCCATACTATCTGACCATCTTTAGTATTAGAGAATGTATCATATGCAGAATCCAATCCTGTAACCTTAACAGTTACCTCATTCATGAATAGATTTGGTTCTATATTATATGCACTGAGTATTTGATCTGTAGAAGTACCAGTTAATAGAACAATACTAACAAATTGTCCTTCTTTCAATGCTTGTGAGAATGTTATACTAGATTCATTAATTGTATATGAACGTGTTCTTTGTTGTAATATACCATCAATATAAACAAACAAGAACCTATCATCATCTACAACAATAACATCTTTTGTTTCTTCATCTCTCATTGTAAATGGACCTAAAACAGAACCATTGAAATTACCTTCATCTATAACAAGTCTTCTATAACCACTAACATTATGTGCAAAGAACTTCTCTACAGCAAGAGGTTCTTGTACAGTTAAAGTGTTTAGGTTTTGTTTCCATTTAGGTGCTTCTGAGAATACAATAATATCAGGATCACTAGCACTTGCAGCTCTCTTAAGATAATAAGAGTTATTCCTAGGGAATGTCTCATCATACTTAGCATCTTGGAAAACACCATTAACACCAACAAATAGATCCTGTTTTACTGCTGTCTTAACTGGAGTATTATCTGTATAGTATAACTCAAATTCCTTATTATCATCGTTAAAGTAATCTGGTAAAGATTTAGTAACACTATTACCACTAAGTATCTCTTTAACATTTAAGAATAGAGAGTTAAGTGCAGACACTACAGTAGAACACTCTGTATATACATCATCCTTAGAAAGAATGTTATTATTACTATATGTTCTTACAGAAGTCCAGTTACCATTTCTTTGACTATTATCAACAGTCTTTTCTATAGTGTATGGACCTTTGGTAAGTATACTAGAAATAATATCATCGTAAGTATTCAATGTCTGTTCTACATCAGCACATAAACCTTGTGATGACTGTGGATCAGGTAAAATAGCATCAGTAAATGGTGAGATAGTTGTATATGTACCAGCACCAAGAGAATTCCTCATAGCAGTCACCATAAGGTCTTTGGCTTTACCATAAGCAGCTATACTTTCTGTTAGCTGATCTGTGATGTGTGATAATTTATACCCAGTATAATATCTTTCTGCAAAGTCTATAATATTTCTATTACCACCATATCTCAAGTGATAAACAACAGCATCCACAAGATAACCAGTATCTCTCTTACACTTATCCTCATTTGGAATTGATAGATTTGGATATGATGCCTTTGTCCATCCAAGAGTCTCTTCTTGAATGTAATTCTTATTCTTTAAAATTAACCTAGCAGCATCCATGTACTTACCAGTATTTGTCCTAGCAAATGAGAAGGTAACTTCATCAATGTTATTAAGAGATGAATAGATTGTAGTTACAGCAGAAGGTGCAACATTTAAAGTACCACCACTCTGAACTTGAGTAGGACCATAATTGGTCTGACCAGTAGTAGTAACAAGTGTGGTAATTGTTTGTGCAGCATATGAAAGATTACCGTCTCTAGAAACTCTAATTCTAGTAGGACTTATAATCTCAGTAACTTTGGTTCCTGGATTAAACTGCTGACCAGTAGAAACATCCATACCGATACAGATTCCCAAAGTAGATGGTACATCAATAATATCAAGACCTTGTGTTACAGTACATCCGTTCATCGAGACATCCCAATTTCTTGCTGCAGCAACACACAGATTCATAGCATACTCATATGCCTCTATACTTTCTGTTAACTGAGCATTAATATATGCTAAAGAACCATCAGCAAAGTATTTCTGAGCAGCATCATAAGAAGCAGAGTTACCACCAAATCTTAAATCATGCTCATATGCATCTACAATCAATCCAATATCACGCATACACTTAGATTCTAATGTATTCCAAGTAAGTGATGGATACTTAGCTTTGACGTATCCTATTGCCTCTTCTTGAATGAATAATCTATTAAAACGTAATTGATTAGCAGCATCTATCCATGTACCTTCTCTCTGGAAAATTTGTCTTATCTTTTTCAAATAAGTCGCATTTTGAGACGAATCTTTAAACTGGAATAACCTTCCAAGGAACTTTGTTGCTTTAGTAGTAGCATTATTTTCTGTTCTTGGTCCTAAAGGTGCAGAAGCAAAAGTTATCTTATCACCACTAACAGTATATGCAACTTCTGGTTCTTGTAACACACCATCCAATGTTATGGTAAGAGCCATAGCATTATAAGGAGTTATAGGTGCATTTGTACCTGCATCTACAATAGTAAATTCTCTAGTACCAGAAATATTACCAGCACTATTGAAATCTCCATCAAATGCTGGAGTTAATTTAATCTCTCTAGCAATCAATCCAGACGTATCAGAAGATTTCTCTGTTAATGATCCAGTTCCTTTAATAACATTAATATTCTCAGATAAATTAACTACTGTTTGATGATATCTCTTACTACCAGTAACAGATGCTTTATTTGTTTCCTCATTCCATAGTTTTAAAGTAGAAACTTGTGAAGTCTTAGAGTTATCACTAATCTTTACAGCACCAGCAGACTCTACATTTAATTCACCAAATAACTTAAATCCAGCAGGGTGTACAGATTCCTTAATTAGATCTCTCCAATCATCAATAATAGTCTTAGACTCAACAACATAAGAATAGTCTTGATAGAAGTTATTATCTGCTATCTTATGAGTTCTTACACCCACTTTACCTTTATCAGATTCAAAAGTACCAAGATTATCATAGTATGATCTTAGATCAACATCAAATTCTGTCTTTAATACCTTAACTACATTTCCTGAAGCTTTACTAGCAACACCTAGTACATTTGTACCACTAACAAACTCTCCAGACTCAACAGATACCTTAAGGATATTAGAACCTGGTCTCCAACCATTAGGAACAACACGACCTATAGAATTACCTTGCTTAACTTGCTCACCATTTAAGAAGTTGTCTGTAGTATTAACAATAAGAACATCACTACATGAATGTCTCCTAAGAGTAGACGTATCATTCCATATACCACTACTATTGTAGTTAATCTCTACATTCTTAGTGATACCAATGGAATCGCCTAAAGCATATGCTCTCAAATCACCTTCTATAACTTTAAGAGATGGTTTGTATGAATAGTTCTTACCTTTGTTTATTACATTAACTCTAGCAATCTTATTGTCTGCTGTTTTTAATACCTCGAAAGATGCCTCTGTACCATCACCATCAGAAACAACTACCTTTGGTTTAGAATAATTAGATCCAGCTGTATTAACTGTTACATCAACAATGTTCTTATTAATTGGATCCCATGTTGCAGTTGCAGTTGCTGCATACTCAGTATGCAATTCACAACCCTCTACAATGGGAACTTTCTTATATCCAGAACCAAGATTTGCTACTTTAACTTTATCAATCCCACCAACAGCAGAACGTGACTCAGATGTATACCTTTGAGTACCAGTACCAAACCATTCAGGAACTTGACTCATCTCATATACAAATCTATCTGCTGTAACAAATGATACTTGAACTCCTGTTGATACAGTTGTTAGAGCATCAGTAATGACCTGTCTTCCCTGTAAAGGATCATTAACGATCTCCATGTAACTATCAGTATCTTCAATAGTAGTAGAAGGACCAATACGAATAGTATTATCTCCATTAGTTCTAGTTCTTACAATAGATTTGTAATAATATCTTTGATATCTTCTAGCAACTCTATTGTTGAGTGTACCAGTCAAATCAATTGTTCCTGTTCTAGCACCATATCCAAACTTAACATATGCATATGAGTTAGGTGTACCAGGAATACCAACATTAACTACTTCAGGTGCAATAATATTATCATTCTTACTTGGAGATATAATAAACTCAGAATCATTATTGGTGAAATGACTTAGATCAAATCTATACTGATAGAACTCTTGAATGTTAAGGTTTGGAGACACAACGTAAGGTCCACTCTCAGAATCTGAAATTTTCGTTACGATTTTATAGTCTGTTACAGTTGTAATCTTTATAGTACGTTTAGGATCACTTTCATCAAATATAGTAGATTGATCTGTTATCTTATAGGGGGCAAAATCACCACTATTAAAGAATCCATTGTTGTGCTCAACTACAAGCTTATTGTTAGAGTAAGAAAGAACAACGGGATCCAATGCAGTAACACCAGTAACAGATACAGTACTACCAACTGAGAATCTATAATTTCCATTGTATAATGATACAACTTCATCATCATAGTGATCAGTATCAGTAGTATTCTCTTGAGCTCTTGTGACAGTTACAGAAGTGTCTGATATCGCAGTAACTTTAACTACCTCTTCACCAACTTTAAGCAAGTCATTCTTAGCAAGACCAACTATACTGTCTATATTCATAGTAGTCTCACCTGCAGCGAAACCAATATGATCCACACGTACTCTCAATCTATTGGTATTGGTAGATGCAACAGAACGATTGAGATCTGCATCTAATACAGAAAGAACATCTCCTTTCTCATATCCAGATCCCTTTGTAGTGATTGTTACAGTTTGAACTATACCATTAACAACAAGTACAGTTGCTTTAGCACCAGTACCTTTACCACCAGTAAGTGCTATGTCTGTATATGTGTTAGATGTATAATCAGCACCACTATTAAGAAGGTCTACTCTTCCTACACCAGCATCATTTAACTGAGTCGAGAAGATAGGTTGCTCTATATCAATTTCTTGTATAGCACCCAACTGTACATACTTTGTAGTCGTTGTAATAGAATCATTAGGATCTATAGAGATGTAAATAGTATCTCCTACTCCTAACTCGTGATTACCATCAGTTTTAACAAGAGCAATATTTGTATTAATTTGGAATGGAACTAATCCAGTACTTAAACTCTTAGTTGATAGAATTTCTGCACCAATAGTATTCAATAGATTATTACTTCTTAAGTAATATCCTGACTGTTGTGCAAATGTACCAGATTCTACCTTAAATTTAACAGAGTTTCTCTTATCGGTAGATTCAATTACTTCACCAACAGCAGCTACATTAGTACCATCTGTTAATTCAACTGTAGCACCCTTAGTAAAAGTAGCATTGCTATTCAAAACAACATTGATTGATAATGTAGTGGAATCAAATAATCCACTATCGTCAAATGACCCTACAACATCCTGTAAGACAAGGATCTTACCATCAAGAACATCTCCAACAACAGTACCATAAGCACCGCTAGAGGGTTGTGCAAGGGTGTCTCCAGAGAAACAATAACAATTCTCTGTAATCTGTACTTTTGCTACTCTTCGAGCATCAGTTGCTCTAATCTCTATAACATCCTTTCCTTTAATAGATTCAACTGTACCAGATGCTTCAGATCCACTGGTATCACTGTTATCTAAGAACAACTCAGATCCAACTTTAAAATTATCTGAAGAAGAATATACAGAGAAAGAAGATATGCTACCAGGAGCAACATCTTTAGTTACTGCTGAAAGCTTTACTCCATTATCAGGTGTGTCTGCTGTCCTAATACGAATAGCATCAGAAGGTAAGTCATTATGTGTTTGATTCTGATCGTAGTTAGCAGCAAGAGGTAGAGAATAGAAGTTCTCACCTATGATATATGGATAGACTGGTACATCTGTACTATCTAAAGTAACGAAGTAAGCATATGTACCTTTTGGATACTCAGGTGTTACACAGAAACGACCATTGTTTCTATCAAGGGTAGAAGTTCTATCAGCAAAGTAATAATCTTGTATGAATGATCCTAGAGCATATTCACTAACAGAAGGACCATTTGTTCTAGTAGATTTCTTGATATATCCACTAGTCATCTTAATGATAGCACTAGATGAATCTACTGCATCAGTATATCCATAAGGACCGTAGATTGGATTACCATCAAAAGCATATCCAATAATAGGAGAATGATTGGTTCCTGTATCGCTTAAGGATGTTTGGAGAGTAGGTGAATAAGATAGAACACCATAATTATAGAAACCTTGATCATTAAGGTACGAGAAACCATATTCAGTATCCTTGTCTGTTGTTATTTCATATCTGTTCTTGATCCATTCATAGATGGATGCAGTAGCAGTAGCACCAGACCCGTCTGGAATGACCTGTATGAGGATATTCTCTGTGGTATAGAAACTACCAGTGTTTACTGGTGTAGTAGAGGTTATCTGACCAGTAGCAGACACTTGAGCAGTGAACTCAGCAAATCGACCTTTCCCTAGTTTATCTACAATCCTAATTGTAGGAGGAGCAGAATAATACTCACCAGCATCAGCAATGATTAAGCTAGTAATAGCACCACCAGTAACTACTGGTGTAAGTACTGCATTTCTACCAGATACAACTTCTACAGTAGGAGCACTGGTGTAAGAACCAATATCATTAACTGTAATTGTTTCAACAACACTACCAGACATATTAGCAGTTGCTTTATATGCCTCACTATTAACAAGAACAAAAGGTGCTCTGCTATATCCACTACCTTGAGTATTAACAGTAATTTTTGTTATACCACCAGAGAATACACTGCCTAGATCTTTTGCACTATAAGCAAGAGTACCATCCACCATGATACCAATATCTTTTCTGGATGACTTATAAATCTCAGTCGTAGTAAGGGGTCTCTTCCTTATAGTTCTTAAGATTGACTGGTCAACAGGAGTCTTAGTAGCACTTATAGTCTGATTGTAAAATGTTGTTCTCTTAGGGAATCCACTAGTACAGAAATAATAGTTATTCTCATCAGAGAATATTTGTGCTACCCCTGAAATAGTATCAGCATTCTCAGTTTGAGTCCTAGTGTCTCCTGATGTGACAGTTGATGTACTGTCACTCATATCCCATCTCACTTGTCCCAATTCATTCTTAATAATAGAATCTATGGTATCAAAACCACTGTCTTCCACTACAACTTTCTCACCCTCTATACCATATGGTACAACTTCTTTTGGTGATAGGTTGTAAACCACACCCAGGGCAAGGATCTCAACACCATTACCTGTAATTTTTTTATTATCGTATATTACAGTTCCTGTGTTATGTGTTTGTGTAGATTTTCTACTTTTTATAGTAAATTGCTTAATAGATTTACTTGAATATTCAATAACTTCACCAGCAACGTAAATATCACCTTCTTTTGCCCATCCAAAAGTAGTATCAACTGATATTTTATATCCAGCTTGATCTGTACTACTAATAGGCTTAATAAGCTTAGTCTTATTACTTACAGAGAAGGTATTATTTACACTCCCAGGAGATAAGATCAATTTCCATATCTGTTTACCATCTACAGTCTTTTCTTTCTCTACGTTATCAACTACAGCAGAAGCATAATTATCTCCACTCTGTGTAATTACCTTTCCAACTAAATCTTCGGGATTGCCTTGAATAGCAATAACCTTTAAAGCATAATCAGTAACCCAATCAGACTCAGATGATTTTAAAGTTATATCCTTTGGATAATATACATCTGTTTCATCAGATGCTATCAAAGAATTGAAGATAAACTGGATAGAACGCTTTGTACCCTTTGCTTTATAGAAAGAAGAGATGTTCTTTATAAGGGTTCTCTTATCGATCTCACCACGCAAATACTTTTCAGGGATACCTGCAAGGTATTCTGACTCAAACCCCTGTATAAGGGCATACAGAAACAGATTACTGATGTTTTGTACTTCAGATCCACTAGCATGTGTATCCGCAGTAGTGGAAACAAACTTAGATGTTTTGTAAAGGTCACCTAGAGAGGTGTTACCACTAACTCCTCTTGAAATACCTGTAAATGATGTATCTGTCTTACCTGTATAGAAAAAGATCTCTTCACCAACTTTAGCAAGACCTTCTTCAGGAAATCCTTCTGTGTTATCAACTGAAATAGTAACGTCCGAGATACCAGTGATAGCAGTGGTTTTCGAGGACTGTTTTAGTATATTTTTACTATAAAAGTTTATATCACGATATTTGGTTAAGTTTGATACAATATCTAAAACTCCACCACTAAGTTCTTGATGCTCATAATAAGCTTCAAGAAACCTAACGAACATCTCATATTCTCCCACAATAAATTGTGGGATCTGACTTTCAATCAGTGAGGAAATATTTCTTGACTTTACGTTCATTCTGGAAGAGCACTAAAGTTGGATTTAGAGATATCGATATCAAGATAGACTTCACGAACAGCACTTACATCATTAGATGCAGGTTCTACTCTTAATTCAATTCTATTGTCTGTAAAACTACCCTTAATAATTGTTAAATTATATAATTTGATCTCACCATGCTTATAATTAATATCACCCACACCCTTGACCAGGTATATCTTTTCACCAGTTAGGGAGTTCAGTCTATATAGGTCGATTTTTCCTTTTGTATCATCCTCAAGATAGACTGTGAAAGAAGGATACTCACTAACAATAAACCCAGTTGACTTCAATACAGAAGCATCACATGAGTCTTTGAATTCATTCAAGTAACATAACTCATAGTAGAAGGTAGAGTTAAGTGTTGGATAGAAATCTTTTCTGAGTGTAACCTTTGTTATGTTGGATATAATTGCGGTATCAGATCCATCAATTACAGATGCAAACTTACTGTGACGGAACTTACCGTTGAACTTCTCTGTTTCAGAAGATGCAATGTAGTCCTCAACAGCAGTAATAGCTTTAGTTTGCAACTCTGCTTTAGTTAATGTAGTAGTCGATGATTTATAACTGATTGTGGAATCAAGTTCAATGTATAGAATAGAAGGATCCACTACCACAGGAGTAACAGATGCTACTGTGTAGTCTTTAAGTTTCTTTTCTATGTCTTTCTTAGTGAAAGATGATAGTGCTATTGCATTTTGTGGTTTAATAGCAACCTTAACCTTACCAAATTCAGGTGGGTTGTCTTCTTCTCCACCAAATGTTATAATATCTGATACAGCAGGGTATATTTTCTTAATAATATTCTGATAATCATCTGATGTTACTGCTCTGTCCTGAGACGCATATGCCCTTGGAGCAGACTTCTTGATAGAAGACATAGATTCCGATGTAGCACCCCCTGCAGAGGCACTCACAGTAGTTAGAGTGGTAGTAAAAGGTATTGAAGATGTCTGACCTTTCTCAGTTATGATACCAGAGAAACTAAATGATGATGATTGATTACTTGCTGGACCTTTAGTAACAAGATAACTTATTTCAACATAATTACCGTTATCTAACTTTTTACCGAAGATTCCGTCACCAAAGAAGAGTTCATAGTTCTCATCTTCGATTTCTTCCACAAAATATACTTTTGAGGTTCCGTCAAGGTTAAGAATGTTATCTGCTGCATTAAAAGTAGTGAAACTGGTGCTACCTTGTTGTTCATAAACCTTAACAATTATAGATGAGGTATCAACACCAGTATTATTGATAACAAATCGCTGATTTTTAAGTGTAGTGTTGATTGAATAAGCTTGAGTGAGTAAAGTACCCTCTTTTACCTCTAAATTATCCCATGTAGCGACACCATTTACTACTGGTGTCTCTTGATCATCAACAGTAACGTACTGATATAGAACATCATCAAAATTTGTAACAAAACCTGTACCTTTTTTTAGTACAAATGTATCAGGTGCAGTACCACCGCCACTATATGTCGCAATTAATTTAATAGTAGCAGTAGGGGCAGTAGTAGATCTAGGTCTATAACCAATTTGCTTTGCTAATGCTACTACATTATCCCTAAGAGTTGCAGAATCAAGAAATAACTCATTCACTACCATATTGGTGTTGAATGCAGTATAATAAGTATTGTATGCTAATACATCAAGTACCTGACTCAGAGCAGACCCTTCAAAGTCATAGTCAGTAAAATCTGACTGTGCTCTCATATAATCCTTGAGAGCAGTCTTTATATCTGCAAATTCTAAGTTTGCTAATTGAGTATAGGGCATTATCGTGTACGACTTAGAAAGAATTCGACATCAAAGGGGGCAAGATCATCTCTACCAATTACTTTGAATGCAAGTTGTACCTCAAATCCATTCTGATCAAAATCTGGTTCTACACCTAGTGAAATAATACTAATCCTAGGCTCATATTTCGATAAACACTCTCTAATAGCGTCTGATATATTCGCAGCAGTACCATAGTCTAACTGGTCAAACAAATAAGTCGGTACATTCGATCCGTACTCTGGATCAAACAACCGTTCTCCTTTATTCGTCATCAATATATTCACTACTGCCTGTTTCACTGCAGCATCTTCTTTCTTCACAAGAAGATCATTTGTGATCTTATTTCTTGTAAAAGATATTGATAGATCTTTAAATTTCGTTACCGAAGGCATTTAAAGTGATTTGAGTATCACTTTATTTAGCGAGTTAATTAAGTTTTAGCCAGTCGTCATCAACTCTCGTACTCATAAAGTCCATAATCAGAGAGTATCTTTTATCACCTGATGCGTGTTTTGGTACACTATGAGTCAATTCAGAACTGAATATTACTAGCTCTCCTCTTTTATTATAATGTTTTTCACCTTCGTATATTGTACCTGTGGTAACATCACCACCTAAAAACAGATTGGTACAACGATACGGATATTTTTCCCCTCTAGACCGTCTATCATCCATATCTCTATGCTTATGTGGTTCTACTTCCATACCATTTGATAGGATATTAGCCCAACAGTTCACATAAGACCTTCTACCAAACAATAATTGTAATTTCTCCCACAATACTTCCTTAACACGAGGTAATTCAAGTGGATTCTCTTGATAACCCAATCCAACTCCATACCAATCCTTACGTTCACCAGCCATTGCTAGTATTTCTTCAATAATGATATCACATTCTTCTTCAGTGATAAAATTAGGGATTTTAATTACGTCCATCATAAAAAAATACTTGGTTCATTCTTGGTAGACCTGTGGAAAACAGATCAGAGCATAGATTCATACCATGACAATGCTTTCTAGCATTGAACATAATTAAACGGTTGAACTTAGGTTCAAAGGTATGTATCAACTCATACTCACTCTTTGGTCTCCAAGGTTCATAGTGTTCTTCAGTTGCAAACTTTGCTTCTTCTTCCTTTTTGTTTGTACGATACAAATTAGTCCCAGTATCGTCTTCTTCATTCAAATATAGTATAGCAGTATATCCTTGATCAAAATGAGGCCACCAGTAATGGGTATCAGGTGTATGAAATGATGATCTCTTCATACGAAACACATTAGTGGAGATTCTTCTCTCACCGTCTTTACCTAAAGGTGGTTGACGAGACCATTGACTTAAAAACTTATAGATCGGTGTAACATGATGAGAATGAAGGGTATGACGCATGTCTTTAAAGTACCTACCATTATATGAAGGTGTTGCATCATGCTTATGTGGTGTTGGATCTAGTGTTAACAGTAATTCTCTTACCTTCTCAGGAGACCGATAGAAATCATCAATAATGATACCATATTCAGTCTCCTTTACATTCGTTTGAAATTCAAACATCAGTTCAACTTTCTCATCATGCTATTTAAACGATGGTCATGTATATCACATGCCATAGTAATACGAACGTCCTTACCAGTATAAGGTAACGACCAATGGGGTATGGTATCTCCAAAGATCAAAAGACGACCTTTCTTATTTGGATAGTTCACACCATCATAGATTGTACCTGTTGCTTCGTCTCCTCCTAAGAAGAGATTCGCACATGTGAACGTCCTTGGTCGAGCATGATGGGGTTTAGAAGGATCATTGTGTATATGCTTTGTTATACAGTCACCTTCCCTAAACGTATTAAACCAGCATTGAACCCAACGCTGGCGACCATACATCGTTAAAAACTTAGGCTTTAAAATAGACCCGATGAGTTCGTCATCAAGTCCATTGTAGTATTTAAAGCGACCAGTAAGTTTATCACCCTTTACACCACCATAATCATGTTCACCTAACGCCATCCAATCTGGTTCTCTTACAAGTACCTGATTATAAACAGCGTCTGCCTCAGCTTCAGTTAAAAAGTTGTCTATTGCGAAAATGTGAGTCATCGGTGATGAAATCACGTCACTTTTTTTAGTCATTAGCAGTGTGTATAATCCATAGCTTCATCCCAGTCAATAAGATCGTCTTTGACCTTACTCACGTCTCTCTTTTTGGACTTACTTAAGTACCAGTCAGAGTCACATTCAGAAATGAATTTTTTTTCGTTATTTTTGGTGTCTTCCATTCGGAGTCTTCGGCGATTTTTTTATTCCGACTCTTCGGGATTATACTTCTCCCTCTCATCGGTATCGATGTTACCATCCTTATCATCATCCCAATCGGAACGATACTGAAGGTTTCTGGGTTTCCCCACTTCGTATCCAAAAGTATTAGGCATTAGTTTCTCCCCTGTCCTCGGTAGCGTTTCTTTGCTCTGTTACGAGAGCTTGCACTGTATTTAGTATGTTTCCCAGTTCCCTGTCTGGTCTTCTTAGGAATTGCCTCTATCGTATCACCGCTACTTAAACTTCTATTCCTCGCCATTGCTTAATAGCAAACTACTTCAATAGTATACTACGAATTGTGCTTATGGTCAAGCTTACCACTCATCTCATATGCATCCTTATTACCACCATGACCATGTGCTATACCTAACTCGTGCATCTTAGCATGTTCATCGATCTGGTCTCTTAATTCCTTCTTGCCTGGTCCAAATGTGAGGTATAACCCATAACCAACCAAAGACAAAGTAACGAGACCAAAGAATAGAATAAATCCTTGATCAGGTGTTAAATGAAGGTGGGGAATCAGTACATCATCCTGTGCTTCCCATGTTCCAGGTAATGTATAAACAGATGGTTTCGATAGAAATAACATATTATGTAAAGTTTACGTTAGCAGATACAGTTGCACCAGTAAGTGATATACCAGTAGCAACATTTAACTTATCTCCCATCTTCGCAACAGCAAGTCCATTGATACGAACTTTCATACCAGATGCAATAACTGTTCGGGGAGACGTGCATGGACTCGGATCACTACTACATGTCTTACCTGCTGCTGGAGACATACTATGTCCTTGCAATACAGGAGTCAATCCATTAACCCTCACAGTAGTTTGTGCTGCAGTGTTAATAGATGTTGGAGGAGTTACACAGGGGCATCCACCACCTGATTCATTTCCTCCATTATAGACTTGTGCTGGAAATCCCATTGATTCTCTCTTCTAGTTTAGTAAGTCTTTCCCCATGATTCGTTCGGGGTGCTTTGTGTGAGTCCTTCTCTAATTTTAACAGACGTTCTTCCACGCTGTCAAGGTATTCAGTTATCTTTATGTATTCGTCACTGTGGGGTGGCTTGTACATTAACTGTGGCTTCTGAAGGGCTAATATCTGGTACTGGAGATCCTCCAGGATTGTTTTCAGTTGGTCTTGGTGTTCTTGCTGCTGCATCGAAGTAATCGCAAAATTGGTCAAAGTTTTCAAGTGCCTCTTGGTAGGTGCAACTTCTGGGGTCAAATTTTGTCACGGAAATTTTTTTGGGTTTAGGGGTTTTTAATTTTCATTTTCAAAATATATTTATCTCTCGTCTGGATACTTTTGTAGGTTAGAGAATGGTTAGGAGTCCCACTCGGCACATCGGGGGTACATAAAAAAGGGGCATTTTACTGCCCCCTGTGTTCTACGCTTCGACATCCATCCAACGGAATTGTGAAATAGTGCCGACCCTCCAAATGGTCACGGGTTCGCCTAGTTCTTGTGACCAGTTGAATGCCATGTCGGACGCTGCTTCAAATCCTGTTGCAACAAATTCACAAATCATGTCGTTGAATTCGCCTGTGGATTTTGGTTGAATT